CGCAACCTATTAAGTTAACTGCTTTCGATGGGGAATCGGATGATTACTTTGGATGGTCGGTATCTGGTAATAATGATAAGATCGTTGTGGGCGCAAAGTATGACGGTGATAATGGACTTTACTCAGGTTCGGTTTACGTCTTTGATGCCAACGACTTATCTGCACAACCAACTAAACTAACCGCATTTGATGGTGCTAGTGGTGATCAATACTCACTTTGTACCGTTACTACCAATGATAAGGTAATTGTTGGTTCTGCGTATGATGATGACGATGGGACTAATTCGGGTTCAGTATACGTTTATGATGCAAATGATCTATCCGCTGCACCGACTAAACTGAAAGCATTTGATGCTGCTTCGGGTTCTTGGTTCGGACAAGCAGTAGCATCTAATGATGATAAAATTCTTGTTGGTGCACCATCTGATAGCAATATTGGTGCATACTCTGAAAATGGTGCCGTATACGTTTATGATGCAAATGATCTATCTGCGCAACCAACTAAACTAACTGCATTTGATGCGGCTAATGTCGATCTCTTTGGATCTTCTATATCTGCTACTGCTGATAAGATAGTAGTTGGTGCATATAGTGACGATGACATGGGAAATACTTCGGGTTCGGTTTATGTCTTTGATGCCAACGACTTATCTGCGCAACCTATTAAGTTAACTGCTTTCGATGGGGAATCGGATGATTACTTTGGATGGTCGGTATGTGTTAATTCTGATAATATATTTGTTGGTGCACATGGAGACGACGATGAGGCAAATGCTGCCGGTGCGGTTTATGTCTATGATTTAAGTGATCTATCTGCACAACCAACTAAACTGACAGCTTTTGATGGTGCTAGTAGTGATAACTTCGGAAGATCTTTAACTGTTAGTGAAGATAATCTATTTGTTGGTTCATATCTTGACGATGACAATGGAGGTGAGTCTGGTTCAGTATATGTCTATGATTTAAGTGATCTATCTGCACAACCAACTAAACTTACAGCTTTTGATGCCGCTAGTGGTGATAGATTTGGTGCTTCGGTTGCAGTAGGTTGATATTAATTTAACAATAGAGAATTAGAAAATGAAAACTTTTAAAGAAATAAGAGAAGGTGCAGAGAACTACACCATGAAGAAAGGACCTTACACTCGTAAGGTTGATGGTAAGACTGCTGACCGAATGAAAAGACAGGGTTGGAAACTAGTTGCTCGTGAAGAGGTTGAAGAAGCTCGACAGATGAAAAATCCTAAGAAGGACTCTATGGTTCAGAAGGGTGGTAAGACAATCGTAATCGATAAGTCCAAAGAAAAGGAATACCTAAGAAAAGGTTGGTCTTTGGCAGAGGCTTTCGAACCTCACAAGATGTATGATCCTAAGACTGGTAAAGAGTATGACGCTAAGACTAAAGATGATCATGAACGTATGAAGAAACTTGGTTACTCTCACGAAAAACCAGAAGTGAAGGAATCTGTATTAGAAGCTTACTTTCAAAAAGAATTAGAACCTAGTGACTATATCAGAGGTTCTGAAAAAATGTATGTTGACATCATCAAAAAAAATGGTGGTAAAAATATAAAAGTTTATAAACCCACTAGGCAAGACCCTCAATTGGCAATAGATTTTGAAGGTGGAAATATTAAAAAAATCACACAAGAATTGAAAAAAAGAGGCGATGGAACAGAAACTATAGATGAAGGTGTTCTACAAGAAAAATATGAATATGATCCTGATGTTCCGCGTCATGCCATAAATCCATCCGTCTTGGCCAAGATAAAAGCCTCTGTTAGGGACTACAAAACTCTTGCACGTAAAGGTATGGGCACCGAAACTAAAAAGGAAGCACGAGTAGGTTTAGAGATTGATTTCTATGATACTGAACGTGGAGAAAAAGTATTTGGTAAAATTATCAAAGTAACTGGTACTGGGTATACTGTACAAGCACAAGAACGTGGTAACAATAAGAAGTATACTTTTAAGTTCTTTGATCGTTCTAAAGCAAAGAAACTTATGAGTGAATCATACTCAGATATATCAACAGAAGCAATCTCATATGGTCGTCCTAAAAAATCTACAGAAAAGGACTCTGCTGATGTTGATGATTACAAAGCAACTTCTGATGATCGTAAAGCTGCGGATAAGAATGTGATTATGCAGATTCGTCGTGGTGTTGATATGCCTAAGGGTTGTACTGTAACTTTTCAGGATGGTAAGACTCAGAAGTTTCCACAAAAGGCTTGTCAATTAGTTGCTAAGAAATTTGATTCTTTCAAGAAGCCTGCTGTACGTAAGAAGTTTCAGGATGAGATTAATAAGTCATTGCCTTCTATGAAGAAAGCAATGAATATGAAAGGATAATACCATGAAAAGATTTTCACAGTTTCTATCAGAATCTTGTTGTGACGATTGTTCTACCTTAGATGAAGAACTTGTCATTGAGGATGCGGAATATGTATCTGAAGAGGGTAAGAAAGAAAACGTCAAGTTGAATAAGATTCAACGTGGTGGTTCTAAGAAGTTTTATGTGTATGTAAAGAACGATAAGGGTAATGTTGTAAAGGTATCTTTTGGTGATCCTAATATGGAGATCAAAAGAGATGATCCCGAAAGAAGAAAAAGTTTCCGCGCAAGACATAATTGTTCAGATCCAGGCCCTAAGTGGAAAGCTAGGTACTGGAGTTGTCGTCAGTGGCGTGCTAGTGCAAAGGTAGAGTGATGAAATCCTTTAAGGAGTATATTTCATCTGAAGTCGTAACTGAAGCACCTACCGGACAGTTATTAAAAAGAGTTATGGCAAATACTATTCAGAAAAAAAAGTATTCTGCCGCACTTAAAATCCTAAAGGATATTTGGGATAGGAAAAAATCGGAAAAAGGACGCCGTCATGGACTGGAATATTATGCTGGTGTCGTATCTAAACAATATAATGTCGATGCTAGAGTTCTAAGAACGTTAGCAATAAATTCAGGTTTTTAGTTTTTTATAAATAAAACTAATATAATATGGGAAAGTCCATTAATGTCGGAATCACAAGAAAATTGGAGAGATGATCGTCTCAGTAGAATTGAAGAGAAGATAGATAAACTATCCGATGCAATGATATCCTTGGCTAGAGCTGAAGAAAAACTCATTGCGATAGAGACTTCAAATCAGAATCAGTACAAAAGAATTAATAGAATGTCTGAAAAAATAGACAATCTAGAAAGTAAAGCCGATGAATCTCATCGTGCGGTAAAAATCCTATACGGTATTATGTATGTTGTTGCTACTGCCGCGTTAGGTACAATGTTTAAAATTTTAACAATGAATATACACTAAGAGGCTAAAATGTCAAATAATAAATTAATCGGTGCGATAGAGGCATATAAGTCAATGGTCTCTAAAGAAGAAGCACTAGAAGAAAAGAAAACTCTCGACCCTGTCGATGATAAAGCGAACGATAAAAAGTTCAAAGATCGAAAAGATAAGGATATTGATAACGACGGAGATGTTGACTCTTCTGACGAGTATCTACACAAGCGTCGTAAAGCTACCGATGATGCTATTGATGGCGGTAAGAAACCAGCAAAGAACGAAGCTGTAGATGATACTGAAGCGGAAAAGGACGATAAAAAGAAACCTTTCCCACCCAAGAAGAAGGGTAAGGAAGATGATGGAGAGACTGAAGCTGAAAAGGATGATGATGAAGCAGATCCAGTTGATACCGATAAAGAACCTGAAGTAGATGGCGGTTCTGATATGAAGAAAAACCCTAAAACTGCGGACAAGAAAGCGGAGATATCAAAAATCAAAGAATCTTTTGATGCTATGTGGGATCAGATTGTAGAAGCTCATGGTAAGAAAGCTCCTGAGTCTGCCGCTAAACCTGAAGGTATTATGGACAAAGAGTCTTCTAAGTCCAAAGAATTCGCAAAGCAACATGACGCGGACACCCCAGAAGTTGTTGCTGATGGTGAAAAGGCTGCGGAGACAGCGTCTAAAGCTGGAAAGGGTGGACCCTCCAAGAAGAAGAGACCTAATGATAACGAGATTGGTGATAAAAAACCAGTAAAAGGTTCTAATTAAGGGTAAACTTTGAGATTTTATTATGGAAATTGATACTTTATTTACATACGTATTAATATCTTTGGTTATTGGTATCATAGGGTATATAATGTTATTTAAGAAAACTGATCCTAAAACTGGACAATTGACCTCAAGATTTTTGACGGAATCTCCCCCTAAAAAATCCATCGATAAGATGACTAAAAGAGAACTTATCGAACTCGCCAGTCATCATGGAATAGATATTGTAAGAGATCTAAAGAAAGTAGATATGTTGACCACATTGAAAAACTGTGGTGTTAAGTCAGAATAGACTTCTGTGAAATTTTACATTCTTACTTCTAATCATATAGGGTGTTTGCAAAGACATTTTAATGTAGTCCCTATTTCAGAGGCCGTAGTCGTCATTAATTCTTTGGATGAGAATTATATAGATGCTGCGGTTTCTTTTTGTGTAGAAAATAAAATAGAATATTATATCACCGATTCGGACGGTACTCCGGCTACAGGAAAGAATTCAGTGATAAAACTTTTCTTAGAAAGTGATAATGAATATATGGTGCATATTGATGGTGATGATATTCTTACAAAGTATGGCGTAGACCTTTACAAACGTCTTTCTATGTGGTATAATGCACCAGATTGTTTAGTTTTGTATCGACAAAAAGCAGTAAAAAAATCTAAAAGAGGAAGTTGGTATGTACACTACTTCCCATTTGACAAATCTTCTTTGCGTCAACAAGACATAACTAAAGAATATCTTACACATTTTTTTATGGACAAAGAATACGGAAATTATTCTAAAGAATACGCAGAAAAATTAGCTGATGAAAGATTAAAGTTTAACGATATAATAGGCAAGTATGGAGAATCTCATGAATCTATGTGCAGAATAGTTTTCCTCTCTAGGAAATGTGCGGAGATGATTGACTATGATAACTCTTTGGTAATTGGTGAAGATACCATACAATTTTTAAAGCTCAAAAGGATCGCACTTAGTGGTGGTCTAAATATGGTAAGATATAGAGAAAAAACAAAACCCACATATTTATACATGCAAGACTATGAGGGAACTGTTAAAAAAAATAACTGGGATTGGTTGGAACCATTTAATAAAATGGTAGAAAAACTAGGACCTTTACCAGAATATCAGAGTTTACCAGAGTTTTTAGATAATGGAATTAACAAATAAAAATCTAGTTTTGTATGCGGCACAACATTACTATAATCCGACATGTATAGACAGTGAAGAATTCTTTTCGGATTTAAAACGATTAAAATACATCAAAAGGTTATTGAATAAATACGTAGTTTCTTCGGAACTTTCCGAAAGACTAATACTAAACCACCTTATTGTAATCTTTAATGTTTTTGGTAATGAGGCTGGAGTGGAGATGTTGGCATTAAAAATAGAAGGTATCGAGCAGTGGAATGCTTTGAAACCCTTTCTTGTATTTTTAAAAGCAATCAATAATGACGACTTGACTGGTATAGATATGGATAAAAATGTAGTAAGAATATTAAGAGATATGAGATAATGGGACTATTAAAATCAGCAGCTGACTTAGTTTATACGGTAAGATTTTTAAAATTACTGGTCACACCCATAGAAGAAACCGAAACTTTTAAGGCTGGAATTATAGACAAGGATGGTAAAAAACGTAAAGACTATAGTATGAATACTATGGACGAAAGAGAAGCTTACCGAAACTATTACACTCCTTTTCATAGACTTGTTTTCAATATAAAGAAACTTATGGCAAAGGCTCCGGGCGGAAGTAGTCGTCTAGCATCATACGCAGCTGCGTTATATTTGATCAAAGAACATGGAGAGTTAAACGACAAAGGAATAACGAAAATTCATAAGGATACTGGGATAGATATTCTAGACATCCTACAGGAACAGTCTGAATGGTTTATGTTGGAGGACCATCAAATATCGCCTGGCGTTTATAGAATAAAAGAAGAAACAGTAACTTCAAATTTTATTGAGTTGGTTTCCTCTAATGACCAGATAAGAATAACTGAAGATAATTCTCAACCTTGTGGTGAGATTTTTGGTATAAACATATATGAGGCAATACACATAAAATCTCAACAACCCATGTATGTAACCACAGGTGAACTAAAAAAATGAATCTCGTCGAAGACTGCGAGTTTCTCACCGAAGGTTGGCCTAAAAGAGAGGGTCATGTTGTTCCTAGTGAGGTAACGTGTCTTATTTTTTCTGCAATACTAAAACAAACTAACTGCAATAACTTATTTGAGATTGGTTTTAATTATGGACATAGTTCTTATACTTTCATGAGTATAATGAAAGAACTGAATTTACATTCCGTGGATATCGGTCAGTATGATCATACCCTTGTAAATGCGGAAAAAATTAAGAATATGTTCGGAGAGAGATTTACTTTTTCTCACAGAAATTCACATTCTATAGAACCCCACGAGATAGAAAATTATGATATGGTTTTTATTGATGGTGATCATAGGACAGATTCAATGTCTAGAGATTTGAATCTGTGTAATAATGCAAATATAAAATACATATTAGTAGATGATTATGTGCGATGCATGTCAGAAACAGATAAGATATATCCAAGAGATTTGGTCGATCACTATCTTACAAAACTAGATTTTCCGTATCATAAATTAAAAGAGTATATATATCCAGCAACAGACAGACAAAATCACATGATTTTATTGGAGAGAGATTAATGAGAACATTTAAACAGTGGAAAGATAATTTTGAGGAAACAGCCTCAACATCTACAACTTCGGTTGTGGGAACTGGAGATGATAGTTCTACAGTTGTCGTTAGAAAAAAATACGACAGAAAAAAGAAAAGAAAGGATGTACCACCTATATTACAAAGAATGATTGACAGAAGAGAAAATCCTTCAATTTAGTTCTTTACATTCTTTGTCTTTTGTGATATAATACATACTAAATTATGCGAGGATTGAAATGTCAATTATCAAAATGAAAGTCGTTGTTATGAACATCGAAGACAAGGCGGTAGTCTTCTTTGATGAATCCGCAATAGGTGGAGCCAAAGGTGTTGTTCAAGCACACTATGGAAAACATGATGAGGTTGTCTTGGTAAACCTTGATCCTATGGAAGAAAATCACGATCTTCCCTCGAACAGATTCCTATTATCTGATCCCAAGTTATCCCTAAGAAGTCACATAATATCTAAAAATTTCTCCAGTTATAGTAAAGAAAATTCATATATATTAGACACAATTAAATCTTTTATCAATGAAGGAAAGAGACTTACCTTTAATGATTTAAATTCGGAGTCTATTTGAATGTCTGTAAGAATTAATAAAAAAAGAGATGAATTACTTACAGACTATGCTCTATCAATGTTACAAGACTTCTATATGCAAGAGGGAGAAATAAGTCCTCAGAACGCATATGCCCGTGCTGCCACAGCGTGGTCGACCTATAATGGAGAACTCGAAGAAGGTCTCGCACAGAGACTCTATGAGTATGTGAGTCAGAAATGGTTCATGTTTGCCTCTCCAGTATTATCTAATGCCCCTAATCCCAGAATAAAAAAGAAAAACAAGGGTCTTCCGATATCTTGTTTCCTCACCTATGTGCCTGACACAGTCGAGGGACTCATAGAGCACTCTTCCGAACTAAGATGGTTGTCTATTATGGGTGGTGGAGTAGGAGGTCATTGGTCGGATGTCAGATCAGTTTCAGATATAGCTCCCGGCCCTATGCCCTTTTTACATACTGTCGATGCGGATATGATCGCATATCGTCAAGGTAAAACTCGGAAAGGTTCTTACGCGGCATACATGGATGTCTCCCATCCAGAAATAATCGAATTCCTTAATATGCGTATCCCCACTGGGGATGTTCAACGTAAAGCTTTGAATCTCCATAACGCCATCAATATTAGTGATGATTTTATGGAAGCCGTAAAAAATAACAGAAACTTTCATCTAGTTTGTCCTAAAGGAAATACTATAAAAGATACTGTCAACGCTCGTAAATTGTGGGAACGTATTTTAGAAACGAGATTTCGAACAGGGGAACCTTACCTAAATTTTATAGATACCGCCAATAGAGATCTCCCTCAACCATTAAAAGACTTGGGTTTAAAAATTCAGGGAAGCAATCTATGTAATGAAATACATTTACCCACAGACAAAGATCGTACTGCGGTTTGTTGTTTGTCCTCCCTCAACCTTGAGTATTATGAAGAATGGAAAGATACTAATATCGTTAGGGATTTGGTTCGTATGTTGGATAATGTTTTAGAACATTTTATTCAGAATGCTCCGGATAGTATAAAGAGGGCCAGATTCTCTGCGTATAGAGAAAGATCCATAGGCCTTGGTGCAATGGGTTTTCACTCTTTATTACAGAAACATGGTGTAGCTTGGGAATCGGAGACCGCCAGAAATATAAATAATGCGGTCTTTAGTCATATCAACTCTGAGGCTGTTGCGGAGACAAAACATCTTGCAGAAATAAGAGGAGAATATCCAGATGGTCTGGGTAGTGGTCGTAGAAACGCCCACTTGATGGCTATTGCTCCTAACGCATCTTCTGGTGTTATTTTGAGTACAAGTCCTTCTATAGAACCATCAAAGGCGAATGCTTACACACACAGAACTCGTGCTGGTTCTTTTTTAGTTAAGAATAATTACCTTATAAAATTACTAGAGGAGAAGGGGGAGAATAACGAATCCAATTGGACATCAATTATAACCAATAAAGGTTCGGTACAACATTTACCATTCCTCACAGAAGGAGAGAAAGCGGTATTTAAAACCGCACAAGAACTTGATCAGACTTGGGTTGTTCAACATGCTGGAGATCGACAAAAATATATTTGTCAAGGACAATCCGTTAATATATTTTTCCCAGCTGGGGCAGATAAACATTATGTCAATAGGGTTCATCTTATGGCTTGGAAAATAGGTTTGAAGGGATTATATTATTTAAGAACTGAAGCTAAGAGTCGTGCAGAAAATGTTTCGGAGAAGGTAGAACGAGTTGCTCTTGGGGAGGATACAAGAACTCTTGTTTATGGTATACCCAATTGTCCTTTCTGTCAGTTAGCGAAAGATGAATTAAAATTACGTGGCATATATTATGATTATATAAACCTAAAAGAAGTGGGTAAGACTGCGGCCGAAGTCACTGGTCGAAAAGTAAAAAGTGTACCTCAAATATATATCTCCGGAAAATATGTTGGTGGGTACGAAGATTTAATGAAGTTCTTGGACAATCCGGTCCAAGAAGAATCCGAAGAATGCAGAGCTTGTGAGGGATAAATGTCACTATTAGAATTTAGTAAATCGTACAAACCTTTCGCCTATCCTTGGGCGGTAGATATGGTAAAAAAACATGAAGAGATTCATTGGGTAGAAGATGAAGCCGAACTTTCTGAAGATATTCAGGATTGGAAGACTAAACTTTCTGAACAAGAAAAGGAATTCATAACTCAGATATTGAGACTGTTCACGCAGTCAGATGTTCAGGTAGGAGAAAACTATCACGAACTTCTTATACCCAAATTCAAGAATAATGAAATAAGAAATATGTTAGCGTCTTTTGCTAATCGTGAAGGTGTTCATCAACGTGCTTATGCGTTGTTAAATGACACTCTAGGTTTACCTGATGAAGAACATCACGCATTCCTAGAATATAGTGAAATGGCAGATAAGTTAGACTTCATGAAAGAGGGGAATATAAACTCCCATACCGGACTCGCACTTGTTCTAGCTCAGTCCGTATTCAATGAAGGTATGTCTCTGTTTGCATCATTCGTGATGCTACTAAACTTCCAACGTTTCGGTAAGATGAAAGGTATGGGAACTATTGTAGAGTGGTCTATCCGTGACGAGACTATGCACGTACAGGGTAATGCAAAACTATTCCGTGAGTTCTGTGAAGAACACCCACGTATTGTTAATGACGAACTCAAGTCTAAGATCTATGAGATGGCAAAAAATGCTGTTAAGTTAGAAGATCGATTCATCAAACTTGCATATAAGTCTGGTACTATTGAAGGTCTAACTGAAACAGATGTTAAACAATACATTCGTCACATCGCTGATCGTAGGCTTCTTCAACTTGGAATGAAACCAAAGTTTGGAGTTAAGGATAACCCATTGACTTGGTTAGATTGGGTCCTTAATGGTGCCTCGCATGATAATTTCTTTGAAAAAAGAGTGACGGAGTATTCTGTGAATGGTATGGATGGAGAATGGGGATGGGAAGAGGAAGAAGAAAGTCCGGTTTGTGGCCTAGATGGTAAAGGTTGTTTAGCATAATGTGGGAGATAGAATGCCCAATATGCGACATTTTTACAATAGTAAAAATAAGGTACGAAATAGATGAGGATGAAGTCCCTCGTTTCTGTCCTATGTGTGGTTCTGATATAGACGCTGAAGAGGTAGATGATTACGAGTAGTTAATATAGACATATATAATTGTTATGTGGATATATGAAGATAAAGAATTTAAACCCGACGATGAGTTCCTCAAAACTTATGTCGGGTTTGTTTATATGGTGACTGAAAAAAATAGTGGTAAAAAATATATCGGTAAGAAGTTATTTTGGAAACCAAAAACTTTGCCCGTCACCAAAAAGAGAAAGAGAAGAGTTAAAACTAAAGTTCAATCTGATTGGATGGATTATTATGGTTCAAGTGAGAATGTTAAATCTTTAGTTGAACAGAAAGGTGGTGAAGCTTTTAGTAGGGAGATACTTAGATTATGCAAATCTAAAGGAGACTGTTCTTACTATGAAGCTAAGTACCAATTTCAATACGAAGTACTAGAGTCTTCGGACTTTTACAATGAGTTTATTGGGTGTAAGGTACATTCCAAACACCTATCTATTAACATGAAAAAATAGGAAATTTATTATGCCAATCAAATGGAAACCCGATACAAAAGACAGGAAAAGAAATATTACTCGGTATTATATACACACTGTTCCTACCGAAGAACTCCAAGAATCTATTGCCAAAGACAACACTACGGGCAAGAAAAAACAAAAAGCCAGAAATGAACTGGTTCGTCGGAAGGCACCCCTAGTAGCGGAAACTGTTGAAGATTAAATACTTGACAAAGTTTTTTTATTGTGTTATAATACACGAATCAATGCTCGGATAGCTCAGTTGGTAGAGCAGCTGACTTGTAATCAGCAGGTCGCAGGTTCGACTCCTGTTCCGAGCTCCATTTTGGGGGTATAGCTCAGCTGGGAGAGCGTCGCCCTTGCACGGCGAAGGTCTGCGGTTCGAT